GCCTGCGGTATCTCCTCCGCCGCCACCACCAGAACGCTTTTTATCGATGCGCTCAATTTCATCCTCAACCGTTTCCGCCCATTCACGGGATTGAGGAGGCAAGTTGCTATCAGGCCAGATAATCATTGTTCCTCTATTCTATCAGGTAAAAGAAAACCCGCCCCGGATTACTCAACGGAACGGGTTTTCACACACAACAAACAGCAAAGGAGAGAGGTGCTGCTCTGCTATTCTACCACAGGGATGCCTATTCGGGTGTAGATAATCTGAGAGTGTTGTCCAGCATATTCGGATACCGAGCTAACTTTGGTTACTGTGCCAGCTCTCGGGGAGTGCACAAATAAGTCGCCGCCTAAATAGATTCCATTATGGTATCCAGAGGCTGCGCCTATGTGCTTAAAGGCAACTACATCCCCTGGCAGTGGCTTGCTCACATCCCTACCAGATTCCATCTGTGCGGTAACTGAATGCTCTAGTTCTATTCCAAGTTCAGAGTAGAACCACATTACCATGCCAGAACAATCCCAGCCATCTGGGGTTGTGCCAGAAAATACATACCAAGTTTTATGAACGTGTTGGTATAGCGATTGTATTCTTGTTTGAATTATTTTTGCTCTTAGGTCAGCCTGTTCAGCTTCCTTTAGTTCAATCAGCACATCAATAAAAGACTCTTGAGCGAGCTGATGTGGAACTTCTCCTGTTGGTGTAACTGCTCCTGCGGTTATACCACAAGTTGTTAGTGTCATTGTCATAGCGACAATCGCTAATAATTTTTTCATATTTTGACCTTACCTTTCCTTGCGTTAGTACTGGGGTCATTTTTGATATTTAGTTATTTAGCCATTATAGTAGAAAACCCCCACATAAGCGAGCGCCTATGTGGGGGTGTCCTATTGGATTTATTAGCTTCCAGCTCCAGTTGAGGCAATAGTACCTGCAGGAACAAAGAATCCACCAGTAGCGATGTGGCGGATTCTCATCTGCCAGTCATCGTTATCGAAGGAACCGTAGTTCTCAGGGACATCTCCGCCACCAAGGAAGGTTCCAGCAGCAGCCTTAACACGAAGCTCAGGAGCCTCGAAGCCACGTAGGAATCCTAGAACAACGCTTGGGTTCAAGGTTGCGCTTGGTACTGGGATTAGGAACCAGTAAGCACCGGCTCCAGAGTTGATCTTTGTAATCCAGTCGTTTACAACAACCTCAACCTGAGAACCGATTGGGTTTCCAGTGATGGTCTTGGTAACGATTGAGCCAACAGTAGCTGAAGTCTCAACAGTCTGAACTGCAAGAATCTTCTTTGCAGTAAGCTCAAGCGCACGTGGGATTACCAATGCGAAGCGGCTTACAGGCTGAATTAGCTTGCCGTTGTACTGCTGTAGGTTTGCAGCCTGGATTGCCTTCTCTAGGTTCTCTAGGGTTAGCGCTCCGTTGCCAGAGAACAAGTTGTTGTTTCCTGACTTGAAGTTGGTGGTGTTTAGACCAGAAGCAGAAACAAGCTGCTTAGTAACTTCTTCGTCTTCTTTTCCAGCAGCCTTCTGGCCTAGCTCGATTGGAAGTCTCTCAAGTAGGGAGATGTTGCCATCGTTTACGACAGCTTCCCATGAGAAACGAACACGCTGTCCAGCCTTCTTCACTGCGAAGTCGGTCTCAGTAACAGAGAACCAACCAGCAGTTGGGTACTCGTCATACTCGCCAACGGTAGGAAGTGAACCATCACGGAACTTGTCTCCCTGGTTGTCGAATCCAGCATCTTCGTAGCGAAGGTTTAGGTACTGCTGCTTGCGGAAGTCGTCAACAACTAGACGGGTTGCAAATCTGTCCCAGACCTTTGGAGTCTCTTGGTAGTTCTGCAATAGAATCTTGTTGATGGTTGGGGCAAGCTGCACAGGTAGGTCGCTAGTAGAAATACCTTCCTGTAGCTTTAGCTTGTCGGAACGGTCTCCACGAAGTGCACCCTCGAGGAGTTTGGCAGCTTCTACCTGCCTTGATGTGATTTTCTCAGTCATTTTTACCTATCCTTAGTTCTGAGCTAGACGAACAACAACGAAGCCAGTTAGAACTTCGACTACGTGTCCCATTAGCTTTGAGCTAGTTGCTGAAGTCTGGGCTTCCGGGATGATTCCAGTGGTTGAGTTAGCAACTCCATATGCCTTTGCGCCTACGGTAAATGTGTCACCAGACTTTGATGCAACTTTAAAAGCACCATCTAGCTTTAGAGTGGCATACTTGTTGCCATCTTCGCCAGTTACTGCGTTGTTTTGTGCCACACCGACAATGTCTCCAACCTTAACAACATTGCCTGATACTACAGCAGTGTTTACTGGGAAAACAAGTTCGTTGGCGTATTTGTAAATCTCGTTAAGAGCCATTTACTTATTCCTTACTTTACTTGCCAGCGATGCGAGACACAATTGCGTCTAGCTCGTCGACTGGGCTGGTGATTGTTGCCTCGTGGATAACACCGTAGGTGTCAGCTGCAGGGGCGGTTACAGACTCGCTAACAGCTGAGAAGTATGCCTTCTCGTCTGCGATTAGGTCGTCTACGGACTTTTCGGTATCCTGCTTCATTGCCTCAGCGATACGCTGAAGAGCAATCTTTGGGAGACCGGACTCGTTGAATTTAGTAGCTACGTCTACTGGGTCGATAGCGTCAAGAGTTTCCTCTGAAGCATCTACGACATCAGCAGGCTTTGCTGCTTCCGCCAGAATCGAAACTGATTCGACAACAGGCGAAATTGCCTCAACGAAGGCAGCTTTGAGGTCAGCAATTGCTGAGTCAAATTCTTCCTTGGTAATGGACATTTCATTTCCTTCCGATACGGATTCTGTTACCTGTTCGGTCACAGTATCTTTTCTGGTGTAGCTTTCAAGAAGAGAAATAAATTTCCCTCCAGCGCCAGCTACGGTTACAACATCTACGCTTGTTAGCTCATCTGCTACCAATGCTTCAATGATGGGTCCTTCTCGACCCTCTGCCTCCCCCACTTTGGCTTCGCCAAGTGCGTGGATAGACAAACCTACATCCCCTGCCATCTCCCGAATAATCGGAGCATAGTGGGAATAAAATTCAATGTCGGCTACAAGACCAGAGCCATCAAAATATGCGTCAGTAACTAGCTTTCCAGCTAACTGGTGAACGTCACGCTCAGGGCGATCGTTGCTTTCGGTCATTGATGGGTGGTTCATAAAAACCTTAGTACCCTTTGCAAAAACTGATGGACCGTACTGAGCAAGCATATCTGAACCGTAGTAACCAGATGAACCCCAGCCGGACTCAATAACCTTTACTCGCCATTTGTTACCTTTTTGAGTAGCGCTAAATCCGATAGATTCATTGATTGATAGTGCCATAAAAATGCTCCAAAAGTTATTGTTCTAGCTAATAGTGTATCATAAATCTTTTTTAATTTATGCTATGGGTGCGTTATCTGCATCTCGCAAATCATTTGCGTTATCTTGCATTGAACCAACTGCACCAGAGTTACCTTGAGACGGAACTGCGGATTGTGCAGGAGATTCTGCGCCAGCTGAAGGTGGTGTCGAGTGAAGCTTCGGCACATCCAAAGTTTCAAGCATAGACTCACGGTACTCGTCTTGCCAGATAGCTCCGCTTTCGTAAGCAAGAGCCAATGCCTGCGCAAGTCTCTGGCTAGACTCGGTTTCAATCTTGGGCCAGTTAATGTCAATGTCTTGGGGTCTTGCGCCCATAAACAACAAGACTCTTCTGTAGAAGGATGTCCAAACGTGCTGACGGGACTCCATCGCTTTAAGGGTTGGCACATCCAAAGTCTGTGCTGTTCCGTAAGCGCCAGAGCTTCCTGGGTCAGATAGCAAGGCAACCACAGATACTTCAAGGGCAGTAGCGACCATAGATGCAAGTGGACGACCATTAGACAGGTCGATAGTTCCACCAGTTCTAGGAAGGCTTGATAGTTCCATGTCAGAGCCAAGCACGGCTGTTGAGCCAGATGTAGCCGGAGTTGCAATCGAAGCAGCGGCATTAGTTGCACCACTTCTGGTCTTAGACTTTAGCTGCCATGCAAACATCGACAAAGCCTTTAGCATACGGCTTCCGTCTTTTAGGTATTCGTTGTAAGCGTGTGCCCAAGGCAGTGCTGGAAATGCGTCAGGCACTCCCCAAATCTGACCGCTTCTGCGGTTAACCTTTGAAGCGAACATCTTGTACTTGATGTCTACTGGTAGGTTATCAATCCTTGGCACAAACCTGCCGTTAGTAGGGGTGTAGGTATCTGCTGGATACCAAACCTGTAGAAGCTGTGATGATGCAGAAGAGCTAGAAAGGTCTTGGCTTTTTCTGGTCCAGGTCCTGCGGTAGTAAAGAACTTCCTCTGCATCGTCAGGAGCTGTGACAACTGCAGTAATCTCATTAAAGGGAATCCGCTGGAAAGTCTTGTCGGCGACATTGCCTAGAACAAAGAACTGACCATCGGTAAAGTGACAGCGCTCGTTAGTAACCTGAGCCTCTGCGGAGAATAAAACATCTCGGTTCTTAGGAAGGTCAATGATTCTCTGAACCCTTGGTGGCTGCTGTCTGAAGCTTACGCCTTTACCAAAGATGTAGCTGTTGCGAAGAGCGGAGCCACGCTTTAGAAGTGGATTACCCTCTGCGGTCTCTCTAATCTTAGAGGCTGCGTCCTGAAGCTCGGCTAGTGCGAAGCCCTCAACGCTAGGGTTACCAGCTGGATTCCAACCGTTGTCCTCAAAAGCAAGAACGGCTTGCGCCATGCTTGCATAAGATTCACGTAAAAATTCATTTTCAGCGACCATTGCATTGATTTGCTCAGAAAAACGTTTAGTTTCCATTAAAAATCTCCAGATTTCTTCTTAAGACTACTTTACCATACCCAAGAGTTATAAAACGGAAACTTCTGGTCTAGCAAGTTCACATCCATGGTGACAATGTCGCCAGGCTTTTTATCTTTGTAGGGGGAGCCAACCACGGCAGAAAGGTCAACGCTTGCATAAACCAGTGCATCCAAGTTGTCAGGAGACTTTACCCCACGGCCTCTCATGTCATCCTTAGATTCGATCTGGATGGAACCTGTGCCGTGGAACTTGTAGCGAAGCATCATCATTTCATCAAGCAAATCAGAGTCGTCTGGGTCAATGTCAATCTTGCCTTCCAGCATCTGCTCACGAAGAGAGTCGAAGTTAAAAGCACGGGCATTAAACCAGCGGGTTCTGTCTGGGCTAGCCGCTGAACCCAGAATAGAAATTACAATGTATCTTCCATTAGCCATCGCAGCTAGCTGGTCAACTACTGGACCACCAAGACCCGCACCGTCAACTCGGACTTCTTTACAGCCAAGCTCAAGGGCTGCTTGGTGAACTCGGTTCGCAGACTCAACTGCTGTTGCCTTAGACCACTTTGCATATTGACGAACTCGACCACCACGGTTTGTGTAGATTACAGAATCGTCTTCACCAAAGCGAGCAAGGTCCACGCCCATCACAACCGGAACTTCGGTGTCGTCTTCGTATTCGGTGTCGATAGCCTTGTCAATTGCACTCTGTGAGAAGAAAGCAGTATCGTCTTCGTCTGGGAACTCGCCCAAGACCTTTGACTTAAATCGGGCAGAGTCTTCTCCCCACGCAATCTTCTGTCTGTCAACCCAGCCCGGCTGAATCAACAAAGGCTTGACTTCTTCAGGAACCCACTCGCCAGTAAAGTTTGGAGTATCGTAAGCGGAAATTTTTATTTTGTTCCAAGTGTCATCCTCACGGAAGATGCGGTGAAACTCTGTTGCTCTGCGGTCAGGGTTTCCAATTGTTAAAACTCTAGAGTCAGCAGATGTGGTAACAGCTTCAGCAGCAGTGTAAAGGTCGGCTGGGATACCTCCACCCTCATCAAGGATTACAAACACGAATCTTCTGTGGATACCCTGGAACGCAGACACGATGTCAGTGTCAGATGGTCTACGACCAAAGCCAAGTAGTGTTCCATAATCATCATCAAGCTTCCACTCCTCAGACTGATTGATGTGCCCTGGAAGCGGCATCCCTCTAACTTTTGCAAGCTGGTAATTATCCTTTAGCTCACGGAAAAGTACACGAGCAATCTGCGGGTATGTTGGTGCAGATGCAATTAGCGCAACCTCATAAGGGTCGTGAGTTGCAATCCACCAAGCGCCCAAGATACCTGCGGTTGCAGACTTACCTGCTCCGTTGCAGGAGACTACAGCAGTGTGCGTGTGGTCAACTACACTTCGTGCGACCTCGGCTTGCTTAGACCA